GGCGGGCATCGAGCTAGCCCGGTCGGCGGGCCGAGATATCATGATGGGGCGGGCGCAGGCCATCGATCACCTCCACATCGCGCCCGGTCGGCGGGCATCGAGCTAGCCCGGTCGGCGGGCATCGAGCTAGCCCGGTCGGCGGGCCGAGATATCATGATGGGGCGGGCGCAGGCCATCGATCACCTCCACATCGCGCCCGGTCGGCGGGCATCGAGCTAGCCCGGTCGGCGGGCGTTGGAAGTTTGGCCGGGTTCCACCAATAGTGTTCCAGGGCAAGGTGAAAGCCGTATTCCTCGCAGAGCATGATCAAGAGTTCGAAGTGGTACAGAGAGCGTGTCGGCGTTCCGGGCTTCCAAGCCCCACCGATGTCGATGACTAGACTCCCATCATCCCGAAGAATCTTCCTGAAGCCCTCCGCGAAAGGTCGAACCCAGTCGCAATAGGCGTGAGCGTCCTCATTCCCGTACGACTTTTTACGGACCAAGCCGAATGGAGGCGATGTCATGATCAGATTGACGCTATTGGGTTCCCTTTGCTCCATCCAATCCAGCGAGTCACCGTTCCACATGCTTCCCAATGCTGTGCGGTGGTATTCGGTCAGTGGACTGGGAATACGCTTCACTTGCGCCTTTGTAGTTGCAGACTGGATGTCTGCACGTGCAAGTGCCAGCAGGTAGTCACTGATGGTCTTGTATCCCAGGGTCTTCACACGTTTTTCTAGCGCCGCCTTCTCTGCAGCGCTCATACGTATCGATGTGGTCGTTTCTCTGGGTTCTGACACAGTTGGTCGAGCCATTCCTTACCCCTCGCGTTAATGTTGTTCGATCAGGCTCGGACTCTGTAAATTGAGCCGCCGAGATACTGCCTCGAACACGCACATCACCGCCTCCGCCCATGTTCGGAACACAACCACAACTCCGCCCGCGTCGAATGCGACACCGTCCCCGGCCGATGGCACCCCGCCACCGCACACGGCTTCATTGCCGCCGGCTCAGTCCGCCGCAACACACCAGACGCCCGAAGAGTCGCTTCATGCTGCGCCAGCGCCGCCTTCAGTCGCTGTTCCCGGCCTTCTTCCCCGCCCTCCGCCGCCCGAGCGAACGCCTCGCGACGCATCTGCAAAATCCGAGCTTGGCCAGCTTCGCAATCCAACTCCGCTGGCGCTGCCAACATCGCCCGCCGGTTAGCCTCAGCCTGCTGCCGCGCCAGGCTCGCTGCCTCCGCCGCCCTGCGCTTCGCCGCATCCGCAATCGACCGTGCGGTCGGCGGAAACTCCGGATGCTCCGCGCAGCATTGATCGAAACCATCCACCGCCGCCGCCGGCGGAATCCCCTTGAGCAACGCGAGCATCCGGTACTTCCAGGCATTCGGCTTCGACGCCCCCGGCCCGCGGAACTGCGAAAGAAACCGATCCCCGTAATCAGCCGACAGCGCATCGAACATCGCCCGGATCACCGGCTTCAGCGGGTCTTCCGCCGGCTCAGAACTCGGGGTATGGGTCGTCGGAAAACACCCGGTCCCGCCAATTTCCGTCCAATCCTGCGTTGCCTCGTAACCCGCCATTGTTCGAACTCCTTGCCCGTTTTGGGGCTGACAAACACCTGATGAACCCGTCCACCTTCTCGGCGCTGCGGAAGATCAGCTCGATCGCATCAAACACACGCCCGTGCTCGTTTTCTCCTTGGTGGAACGGGCTGGCCTGATTGCCATCGACCGCCTGTCGCAGATCGTCCACCGAATATCCCTCACGTAACCTCGCCGCGATCAAGCGCCGCCGCTTGGCGCACAAATGCGCTTTCGTGTGGCCCGTTTTGGCTCGCCAGTAGTCGAACACTGCTACCACGTCGTCGGCAGCGGTTTTTCGTGAGGGGGAAGGGGGTGTTATCTGTTCAGTCTTTGTTGCTCTTTCAGTTCTTACTGCTGTTTCAGTATTTACTTCTTTGTCGTCCGGAAAAGCCCGGTCTGGGCTTTCAAGATCTGGATTTTCCGGATCAGGCGTGCTGCTCTCATCCGCCAAATCGGGAGGATTCCCAGCGCCATCAGCCCAGTCCTGCTTCGTGTCGAACACCAGCCAATCGGTATGCCCCGACGCATACTTGCGAAACGTCACATAGCCAGCTTCGCGCAACTGCTTCAGCATCGAATAAATCTTGTCCTTCCCAGCGTTGCGCTGTTTCGCCAGTGTCGCCGGCTTGATCTGCCAGTGATCCGGCTTGCTCAGCAGATACACCAGCAGCCCCAGCGCATCCCAGCCCAACGAAGCGTCCTCGATCAGACTGTTGTCCACCACAGTAAAGCCACGTGTCCGGGCGGTTCGAATGATCATGACAATGCCCTCACCGATTGATCTGGATAAGCCCGGCCGCCATCAGCCGCCCGGCTCGTCTCGTCGCTCATCGTTTTTTCCTCGTAAGGTATCCACCATCCCGCTGTTCCCATGGCGATCCGCCTTACTCACGGCAAAGCAATCCCAGCCCATGGAAAACTTCAGGAATCTCGCCCAAGACCCCGCCTGGGCCGCCGCCGGCCCCCGGCCAAACGGCAATGTAAACCGCCATCAGCGGCTAATCGGAACGGTACGTCATCGGGCTCCCCCTCAATCGATTACGCAACAACATGAACCGTGCCGCGCGCCGCGCCCGGCCCGCCAGTACAAACTTCGCCCACTTCTCCGGGTGCGCATAGCCGCGCGCCTCGCCCAGCGCGACCAGCTCGTCGAACGTCCGGCATCGGCCATTTGCACCCTTCTCACGTCGCACGACGCGCCACCACGCTGTCTATGAAGCTCGATTGAACGCTCTTGAGCGTATGAATATCGCGGGTGTTGCAAAGCTGAACGGGAAAGCCGGCGATTTCGCCGAAAAAAACGGAGATAAGCGCGCTTGGCGCAACGGTGGCGTGGTTAGCCATAACGGATGCCTTGTGTGGGTAGAGGAGCCGTCTCGTTCACCGCTAAGCGAACTGGAGACGGGCCGCGCGAGGTTAGCAGACCGGCCACAAGGCAACCGGCAGACCCGATGGTCTCCCCACGCGATCCGCCATAACACGGGGATGCGGGCACAAAAAAAGCGCCACATGGAAACGATTGGCGCTGTCGCGCCTTGTAGCTTCGGGCTGCTAACCGCCACGATAGAAGGGTCTGCCTAGCGCGTTCGCGCGCATCGACGGAATCATTGAAAAAAACCGGGCGCATCACACGCCCGGACAAAGTGAGCCCCAGGCCCACGAGGAGGAGCAACGAAAAGGATGCGCGCCGGCTAGAGCCCGGAGCCGAGGAGGAGAACTCCGGGCAAGGCGCGCGAAACCTGAAAGCGGAGGCGGGAATCGAACCCGCGACATGCAGCTTGTGACACTGCCGTGCTACCACGGCGCCACTCCGAAAAAACCTACAAATCCCTGGCAAGAGCCCAGAAAAACCACCAACAAGACCCGACCAGCCATAGGACGGCGATCCACCCCAGCACAGCAAGCATCTGCCAGCCTCCTCACCCCAGCCACCAAACCAGCGCCACCAGCATCGCTATCCCGATCACGGCCGCGCAGACCCGCCGCTCAAATGCGCCCGCAGCCACAGCCCCAGACCCACCAAGCCATCCGCATACGGTGTTCATGCCGTCCGCGCCAATGCCGTACGGCGTGGAAGGTCATGCGGCATCTTCCTGCTCCGGAGGTTGCATTGCAAGCTCGGGGCATATTCGCTCGACGGGAAAGCGGCCGTTGGTCTGGGAGGCTATCAAATGCGCTTTGCGCACCGGGATGCCACGCTTCCGCCAGTGGGTCACGGCCATCGGGCTTACCCTCATGGCGCGGGCCAAGGCCGCCTGCGATCCATAATGAGCGATGATTTCATCGAACACGGTCAGATTCATGGCTATAGATAAACATAGAGTTTGGCGTATGTCAACACTATGTTGATTGCAAGCGCGCGGCCGTGCAAACGGTTGGCGATACGCTTGCTTCAACGATGTCTGGGGCCATGAAGAATGCCGACGCAAGACATGGTCCGGGAAAAGCTGCGAGACGGCACAGCTAGCGGCGAGATCGTCAGTCGGAGATCGGCTACGGCAGGCCTGCACTCCAGCCATGAGCGGGATTTTTTATGGGCGAGCATAAGCGTGATGTTGACACAAAATAAACAGGGCGTTTAGTATTTACCGGTCAGCAAAAAACGAGAGAAACCCCATGATCGGACTACTCGAAATCATCGGCGGCGTAAGCGCCATCCTGCTCGCCCTCGGCGCCGTCGCCGCCGCACGCCCAGCTCCCTTCCAGGGCATCACACGCAACGTCGACGCCGCCATGCTCCGGGAGGCCCGTGCATGTAGACGCCGATAGACTTAACCCTATGATGAACCCCGCAGATTACTATGGAGGATGAAACCATGACCACCGCCATCGCCTACACTGTCCGCTTCGCCAACATCCTGCCCGGCGGCGACGAATACCGCTGCAAAGTCATCGCCTACAACGAGCGCGAAGCCATCCTCGACGCCGAAAAGAAGCTCGAGAAGGCCGGCCTAAACCGCCGCAGATACGGCGCCGCTAAAGTCGATCCATGTCTCGGCAAAGGCCGCTCGCGCCGCGCCCGTAGCGCCAGCAGACAGCCCAGGAGCGGCGTATGAACTACGAATACATCGCACAGCTCCTCGAAGAATCTTCGACGCCGAAAAGAATCTCATGAAGTCGGCAGGTATAAACCGTCTCGTGCGCCGCGAAGTGAGCGAGCCACGATCCACCACCGGCCTGCGGCTGTTCGGCGCGCATCATCCGTACTGCCAGGCCCCGCATCAACAACGCAAGGAGAGCCAGACATGATTATTCTCGGCATCGCCGCCCGCGCCCGCAGCGGCAAAGACACCGTCGCCAAATACCTCTACGACGTCCACGGCTTTCATCAGCTCGCCTTCGCCGATCCGATCCGCGACATGCTGCAAGCCGGGCTCGGCATCGAAACTCGCTACTGCACCGACGAAAAAGAAGCCGTCATTCCCGGCATCGGCGCATCCTACCGAGAGCTGATGCAAACCCTCGGTACCGAATGGGGCCGCGTGCTCATCCATCCGGACATCTGGATCCACCGTCTGGAGCGCGCCCTCGTCCATGCCGACCCCGAAGAGCGTATCGTTATCAGCGACGTACGATTCGGCAACGAGGCGGACTGGGTACGCCGCCGCGGCCATCTCATCCACCTCGACCGCCACGCCGACAACGGCGTCCGCCCCCACGTTTCCGAACTGGGGGTGCCTCCCCTCGAGAACGAACCGGTTTTCCACAACACCGGCAGCCTGGCTGAGTTGTTCCAGCAGATAGACACCTGGCTCGATCACGCCGGCATCCTCAACCCCAACCACATAGCATAAGCCAAGGAAACGCAATGAAAACAACTCTTTGCATTTACCACAAAAACTGTCCTGATGGCTTCGGCGCCGCCTGGGTCGTCCGCAGGGCCATTGGCGCCGACCGCGTCAAATTCTTCCCCGGCGTCTATAACGAACCGCCGCCGGATTGCACCGGCCGCCACGTCATCCTTGTCGACATCTGCTATCCTCCGGAAACCCTGTCCGAAATCACCCAGGTCGCACAATCCCTCCTCATCATCGACCACCACAAAACCGCATTCGAATGGGTTGAAGGCTTTGAAAGTCAGGGCTGCCCGGTATCGGTCCTGCTAGCTGAAGACAAATCCAGCGCTTTGCTGGCAAAGATGCATTACTTCCCGGTGTACACGGTTGCTTGGCCGCTGATCAACTACATCAGCGACCGCGATACCTGTACATTCGCCCTGCCAGAAACCCGCAACGTCATGGCTGCCGTCTTCAGCTATCCCTACGATTTCTACATCTGGGACAACCTCATGCGCATGCCCATCGAAGAACTCGAAGCCGAAGGGTGCGTCCTCAATCGCGAGTTCGACCGCGACCTCGCCCTGCTCCTCGAAGCTACCCAGACCCGCGCATGCATCGCCGGCTACGACGTTCCCTGCGCCAATCTGCCCCCGATCTACGCCAGCGAAGCCGGACACCGCATGAGCCAGGGCGAGCCCTTCTCGGTCACCTGGTACGACGGCCCCACCTATCGCCACTTCTCCCTGCGCTCCGCCCAGGACGGCCTCGATGTCGCAAAGATCGCCGAACAATTCGGCGGTGGCGGACACAAACACGCGGCCTGGTTTCGCCGGGAGAAGGGCGACAACGGGCTGTTTGCCGCATGCGCATCCGATTGACGGAGTAGAGCGATGAACATCCTCTCGATCATCCAACCCAACGGCACACCAGGCCGGTGCAGTAGCGCGGACGCCCGTTGGGCACTCGCCCAATTCGGACTCGAGGACGCCGAAGAAGATAACCACGTCCCTCACGGCAAAGTCAGGCACGTCTGGCGCCCCGTCGCCGATCGCCTTTCCGGCTACGCATGCCTCTGCAAAGACCGCGAGCCAGCCCTCATTGAAGACAAAGGAGACTACGTATGGAGATGAGTTACGCCATGACCCCGTGCTGCGTCCTGAATACCGTCGCAATTCTTGCGATGACGCTGGCATCGCCGGCCATTGCCGACACGATCTACATCACACCCAATCTCCCGGGCGGCTCTGTTCAGGACGCCACCCAGCCCGGCTACGCCATCCAGGAACTCGGCGGCATCATAACGATTTACCGAACGATGCCAGGATCCGCTAACCTGCGGGATGTCACCGCGCCGAGCTATACCATCCGCCGCAACGACTTCGACATGAGCGACCCGGCCGGGCTCAACCAGATGAAGCGTGATATGGGACTGGACCCGGATGATTGACTATTTTAAGGGCGGGACACACCCGGTTAGCCTGTGAAGTGAACGGTGCGGTAATGCCGTCAGCAGCAGGAACCCACCGAAGCGACTCAGGGCGGCTCAATGCCGCGCCTGAGCGCCGTATTAATCCCCTGTCTTCAGGCTGGGGATGATGTTAAAAGATGGGGTTGCGCAACGTCACCCATTTGAGCTAGATTTTTTCTAGACTGGACATCGTTCAGACTAGGCGCGGCTGGGGAACCGACTATAGCTTTTGCGAAAGCGCATCATTCGCTGGCCGACGGGATTTTTGTTACGCGGAGGAAATGATGTTGAACGTTTGGATGGTATTGAAACCGGCCCTGGTCTTCGTGGCGAAGACGGTGTCCGGCCTGACGAGCGGTGAGTTCGATCAGGTGGTGGACAAGTGCGCCGACCTGAATACGGAGATCCGCGCAGACGATCCGGAGAGCCTGGAGGCGTGGGAGTTTATCGTCGAGCGGCATCCGACGCTGAAAAACCTGACGCTGAACAATCTGATCAAGCAGCAGCTTGCGGCCAACGTCGTGCGTCAGTTCGTCGCCGATCCGAAAAAGAACATCCTGCACATCGTGGTGGAGCTGGGCCTGTACGTGGCGAACCGTGCCAAGGGTACGCTGCTGGGGACGGGCTGAGCGATGCGTCAGCGGATTGTCGCTGTCCGCGCGAAGGCGGCAGAGGTGAGGCAGCGCATCGGGGTTGACTGGTCTGAGCGGTCGACGAAGGTCGGCGCGGCGCAGTTGGCGAGCGCGAGCGGTGTGCTGTACCTGGTGGTGGATGCGGGGATCAAGCGTTTGCCGGAGGGTTGGGTGTTCACGGCGTTCATTTTTGGCGCGCTTGGGGTGTTGGCGCTGTTCGGGGCGAAGAATTTGTTGGTGAAGGATAAGCCGGTGGCGACAGAGCAGGAGTCGGTCGAGCCGGACGAGGACGATTACATCTACATCGAGCCGAAGAAGCGTGAACCGCTGGATGCGGTGGTCCGGAGAAATCAGCGGTGAAACCGGTGCGGCCTTCGAACCGACGTATCGCTGCGGCGCTGTTGTCGGCGTCGGCCCTCGTGGTGGGCGGTATCGCTGGGTTTGAGGGGTACCGGGGGAAAGCCTACGATGATGGCGTGGGCGTGCAGACGATCGGGTTCGGGTCTACGGAGGCTGTGCGGCCAGGCGATACCACCGATCCGGTGACGGCAGTTCAGCGGCTGGTTATCAAGGCAGACGAATCGGGGCGGGCGGTTTCGCGTTGCATCGGGGAGGTGCCGCTGTTCCAGCATGAGTTCGATGCGTTCGTGTCTCTGGCCTACAACATCGGGACGTCGGCGTTTTGCGCGTCGACGCTGGTTAAGCGGTTGAAGCAGAACCCGCCGGATTACGCGGGCGCGTGCGAGGAAATCAAGCGCTGGGTGCGCGCCGGGGGCCGGGTGCTGCCGGGGCTGGTGAAGCGGCGCGAGGCGGAGTACCGGATGTGCCTGGGGATATCGTGATTCGTTCGACGTGGCTGGCGATATTGTTGGCGGGATGTGCGCCGGTGCAGGTGGGGCCGAAGGCGTTACCTGCTATTACGCTGTGCCAGGAGAAGCCGAGGCGGGCGTTGCCGCCGATCCCGGAAACCGTATTGATCCATATCCAACAGGGAGAACTGGTGGCTTACGACAAGGGCGGCGAGGTGCTGTTGCGGGCTTACGATGCGGCCAGGCAGGAGTCGATGCGATGAAAAGAGCAGATTTGCGGCTCGCAGCGCTGGCAATCTGGGTGGCGGCTTGTTTCTTGGCTGGCCTGGTTATCGGCGGATGCGCGGTTGGGCTGTGCGAGGTGAAGCCGGTGGTGGGATGGAAAGGTCCGTGGCCGGCGCATCTCAACGATGTGGTGTCGCATTTAGAGCCTGGTATGAGCGTGTCGTGCCAGTGAACGCCTCGTGGTTCAAGTATTTTGCAGTGCCGATAGTGACGGTGGTGGTTTCGGTGGTGGGTTCGCTGGCCGCCGGGGCGATTTCGACCTTGGATCAGGTGCGTGAGCATGAGCTGAAACTACAGGCGCTGGAGACCAAGCTGGAGAAGCATTTGAGCAATCACGAGAGCCAGTTTGCGGCGATCAATGCGTCGATGTCTGAGTTTCAGCGCGAGGTGCAGTCGGCGTTGAGTTCGATTCAGCGCGATTTGGGTGAGTTGGTGGGCGCCTACAAGGCGCGGATAGATCGGGAGGGGCGGTAATGGCGGGCCGGAAGGCGACGCCGACGGCAATCCGTGTGATTCAGGGAACCACGGGCTATGTGAAGAAAAATCCGAATGAGCCGCAGCCGGATTTGCTGGACGCGAAGCGCGCCGTTGAGGCGCGCGATAAGTTCCTGACATCGGCGGAGGCCAAGGCGATCTGGGATTTTCATTATCCGGCGCTGAGAGCGGCCCAGCTGATTACGGAAATCGACGTGATGGCGTTCGTGCGCTGGTGCGAGGCGGAGGCGGAGTGCTGGCGGACACAACAAGTTGTTTCAGACCTGCTGGCTGCGGGCCAGATGCCGATTTTGATGAGCGAGAAAGGCGGATTCAACTACCATCCCGCCGTGGTCTTGCGTAACCGGGCGGCAGAACGGGCGGCCAAGGGTGCGACGGAATTCGGGATGACGCCGGCAGCCAGGACGCGTATCCGCGTAGAGGCCCAGCTCGATCTGTTCGGGGAGAATAATCCGGTGGCGAAGCTGTTGAGCGAGTTGCATGGCAAAGGCGCGAACAACCTCCCGGCGAACGCCGCGGCTTGAGCTGAATCTGGCGCAGTGGGAGGACCCGCTGTGGCGGCTGCACAACCTGTACTGGATTCAGGATGAGCAGGGGCGGCGCGTGGCGTTCCGGCCGAATACGGAGCAGCTTCAGTTTTATCACGCGCAGTGGTATTTGAACGTCATTTTGAAGGCGAGACAGCTGGGGTTCACGACGTTGATCGACCTGCTAGCGCTGGATACGTGTGTGTTCAACGCGAATATCGCGGCGGGAATCATCGCGCACAATCTGGAAGATGCGGGCAAGATTTTCCGGAAGAAGGTGAAGTACGCCTACGACAATCTGCCGGAGCAGCTGCAGACGGCGGTGCAGTGCGTGAACGATTCGGCGACGCAGTTGGTGTTCTCGAACGGTTCGGAAATATCGGTGGGGACGTCGATGCGGTCCGGGACGGTGCAGTTTCTGCATGTGTCGGAGTTCGGGAAGATTTGCCGGAAGTATCCAGACAAGGCGGAGGAGATTGTGACCGGTGCCTTTAATGCCGTGCACGCGGGCCAGCGCATTTACGTGGAATCGACCGCCGAGGGGCGGTCGGGACACTTTTACGAGATGTGCAAGAAGGCGCAGGATAAGAAACGGACGGGGGCGGTGTTGACGCCGCTGGACTTCAAGTTCCATTTTTATCCGTGGTTTGAGAAGGCCGAGTACCGGATCGCGCCGGAGAATGTGCTGATTACGGCGGAGTTGCAGCAGTATTTTCTGGGGTTGGAGACGGAGCACGGGATAGTGCTGGATGCGAGTCAACGCGCCTGGTACGCCAAAAAGGCAGAGACGCTGGGTGAGAAGATGAAGCAGGAGTTCCCGAGTACGCCGGATGAGGCCTTCGAGCAGGCGCTGGTGGGGAGTTACTACGGGGCGATTCTGGCGCGCATGCGGCAGCAGGGGCGGATCACCCGGGTGCCGCATGTGCCGAGCATGCCAGTGAATACGTTCTGGGACCTGGGACGCAACGATGTGACGGCGATTTGGTTTCACCAGTTTGTGGCCGGCGAGCATCGGTTCATCCGGTATTTCGAGGATTCAGGGGTCGGACTGGCGCACTATGTGAACGTGCTGGAGGGGCTACGGGTCAAGGAGGGCTATGTTTTTGGCGACTACTACCTGCCGCACGATGCCGAGCACCGGAATCTGGAGCACGATCAGAGCCGGGTGGAGCGCCTGGTGGAGCTGGGCGTGCCGTATAATGCGATTCATGTGGTGCCGCGTATCCCGGATGTGAATGACGGTATCGAGCTGGTGCGCAAGGTGCTGCCGTCGTGCTGGATTGATGCGGAACGTTGCGATAAGGGGTTGATTGCGCTGGAGGAGTATCAGAAATCATGGGACGACCGGAACGGGGTGTTCCGCAACCAGCCGCTGCACAATCATGCGTCGAACGGTGCGGATGCGTTCCGGCAGTTCGCGCAAGGGTATCGGGTGGCTTCGCTCTCGCAGATGCAGTCTGTGCGGCGGTCGAGGCCGCGAAGTCATAAGGTGGTTTGAATCCCCCGCTGCGGCGGGTTTTTATGCCTGGAATCTCCAATGGCTTACACGCTGAATCTGGATATTTCACCGAAGAAGGTGGTCAAGGGGGCGGTGCAGGTGTTCCTGAACTGGCATACGCGGCAGGATGGGCAGACGGAGCCGGCCCTGGTGTTCCGCCAGGCAAACCGGGGGCGCGCGCTGTACGTTCTGCCGATGAGCTACATGCACAACGTCATGGCATCGTCCGGGTACGGGCTGCTGTCGATCGTTTCGCTGGGCGCTGAGATAGCGGCGCAGATCGGGTTTGCGCGCATGGATCGGATGGCGGCGAAGGATGTGGCTGACGCGATTCTGGAATACACGGACGATTTGTTTCACATGCCGGGCGATCCGCCGAGCGCGTATGAGATCGAGATTCAGCAGGCAGCCCGCCGGACGGCTGAACTGGAGATCAAGATCGACGGCCAGACGGTGATGGAAACGGAGGTGTGCGCATGAAAACGAGCCACGCCGACCTGCCGTTGGTCGCAAAAATACGGAAATTTCATCAGGCTCATATCGTGGGTATTGGGCTTGATGATTGCGCGCGATTCGCAGATCCGCCGGGGCGCTGATGGGCATCGAAAACGTCCGCGCACAGTCGCGGCCCGATCCGTTCGGGTTGCCGGACCCGTTCGACGATGGCATAGCGGATTCTGCGGCGCATCCGCTCGATTCGGGCGAGATGCAGCAGCTTCACCGCGATCTGATGAGCTGGTACACGGCGGAGCGGACGAAGCAGTCGATCAATCGCTATCAGATGGCGTTGGATCAGGATTTCTACGACGGGTTGCAGTGGGACCCGGACGACGTGGATGAGCTGAAGGAGCGCGGCCAGTGGCCGCTGGTGTTCAACCTGGTGAAGCCGGTCTGCGACTGGATCACGGGGACGCAGAAGCGGACGCCGCTGGACTGGAAGATTCTGCCGCGGCGGGACGAAGGCGGAACGCTGGCGGAGGTGAAGACGGGTCTGATGAAGTACTTGTCGGACGTGAACAATGAGCCGTGGGCGATCAGCGAGGCGTTCCGGAGCGCGGTGATCGTGGGGCTGGGCTGGCTGGAATGCGGTATCCGGGGCGATGAGGCCGATGAGCCGATCTATTCATCGTGCGAGTCGTGGCGCAATGTGCTGTACGATTCGTCCGGCAAGGATCGGGACCAGCAGGACTGGCGCTACCTGTTCCGCTGGAAATGGGTGGATGAGGATATCGCACTGGCATTGTTCCCCGATCGGAAGGCGATCATCGAACAGGCGGTGATCCGAAATTCCGATTTGATGACGGGCGGGATGGATGAGCAGGGCGAGGAGTTCTGGTATCTGGGCCAGGTGATCGGCCAGGGCGATCCGGCGAAGGCGCTGACGTTCGACCGGCGGACCTACGTTTCCGACACGACTTACATCAATTACCGCCGTAAGCGGGTGCGGCTCATCGAGGGCTGGTACACGGTACCGGTGCGGGTGCAGAAGATGCGCGGCCTGTCCGGGCTGCATGGGCAGGTGTTCAATCCCGACGATCCTGGCCATGCGGCGGCGGTCGAGGGCGGCGCGGTGTCGTTGTTCGACTGCATCACATTCGAGATGCGCTGCGCGGTGTTCACGGAGCGGGCGCTATTGTGGGCCGGGAAGAGCCCCTACCGGCATAACCGGTTTCCGCTGACGCCGATCTGGTGTTATCGCCGCGGGCGGGACAATGCGCCGTATGGGGTGATTCGGCAGTTGCGCGATCCGCAGGAGGATTACAACAAGCGGGCGTCCAAGGCGCTGTGGATGCTATCTACCAACCGTGTGGTGATGGAGGACGGCGCGGTCGACGACGTCGATGAGCTGCGGCAGGAGGTGGCGCGGCCGGATTCCGTCATCGTGAAACGGCGCGGCGCGGAGCTGGAGATCCGAAGCGACGCGCAACTGGCCGAAGGCCAGGTGAGGCTGATGGAGCGGGACCACATGCACATCCAGTCATCCAGCGGGGTGACGGATGAGCTGATGGGACGCAGGACCAATGCGGTGTCGGGCAAGGCGATCGAGGCCCGACAGATGCAGGGGTCGGTGACGACGGCGGAAATTTTCGATAATCTGAGATTCGCGAAGCAGTTGCACGGGCAGAAGCTGTTGAGCTTGTGCGAGCAGTTTATGGCGGAGCCGCGGGTGATCCGGCTGACCGGCGCCAAGGGCAAGATCGAGTGGCTGCACGTCAATCAGCCGGAGGTTCAGCCGGATGGGTCGGTGCGGTTCCTGAACGACATTACCGAGGAGCAGGCCGATTTCGTGGTATCCGAGCAGGATTTCCACGCGACCGTGCGCGCCGCGATGTTCGAGCAGTTGATGGAGATGCTCCAGAAGCTGCCGCCGGAAATATCGCTGAAGCTGCTGCCGCAGGTGCTGGAGCTGAGCGATATTCCGAACAAGGAGGAGTTCATCAGTGAGCTGCGGCAAGTGCTGGGCGTACCGAAACCGCAGGCGCAGCTTTCCGAGGAAGAGCAGGCGCAGGCCGCGCAGGCGGCGCAGCAGGCTCACGTGGCAAACCAACAGCAGCAGGCGATTCAGGGCCAGATGGCAGCACTCCAAGTGGCTGATATGAAAGCCCAGGTGGCGCTGAAGGAAGCCCAGGCGGAGAAGGTGCGCAACGAGGCCGACGCGGTAAAGGACGGCAGCGAGGAGACGCTGCGGATGCTGGCTGAGCAGGTGGCGCATTTGGCGAAGCTGTTGCAGCAGCGACAGACCGATACCGCCCCTACAAACCTAAAGACTTCAGAGATGCCCGCATGATCGATATCAATTCTCCCGTCGGATACGAACAGATTGTCGCCAATGGATTGGTGCGATACCTTACGGTGCCAGATGGCGCGAAGCGAGCTATTTTGCAGGTCGAAGTGGGGGGGTGGCGGTATCGCGATGACGGCCAAGCGCCGTCCTCCACGGTGGGCATGTTGCTCGACTCACCCTGGCCGTACACGGGAAACCTGAAAGCGCTGGCGTTGCTGGAAACCGCGCCCGGTTCGATTCTCAACGTGGCCTATTACGGGTAATGCCGATGTTTGGTACGGATGGAATGTTTTCTCCGCGGCTTGGGTCTGTATCGGGTTATCAGGCCATGACAAACGACATCGGCACACCCGGCGGCCCCGGTTTCGGCGTCGGCATCTGTCCGCCGTCGTATCTTCCGTCTACCATCAAACCGCTGCCGGGGCATGATAACCCGCTCTCGGATACCTACGGCAACTACCTGGACGCGAGCGGGTCGGTCATGTGCTGGGTACCGGCCTTTTTTTATCGGATTGAAAGCGGGAGCAATAATCCCGTGGTCGTTCCCTATTCGGAATTTCCGAGCGTGGCGGCGGCCAATGCGGAGGGGTTTGCACTGCACCGGGCGTTTTACGATGGCGGGTTGGTGCAGCCGGGCTTTTTCGTCGACAAGTACAAATGGTCCAATGGTGCGGGCGTCGCCGTATCGGTGAAAAACGGCAATCCGCTGTCTTCGAGCGCGGCGCACAACGGTTGGGGCTCGCTGCTGACCGGATTGACGACCGCAGACAACATTCATGCCGGGGCATTCAAGGCCGCGAAGACGCGCGGGGCGGCCTATTTCCCGAAAAGCCTGATGATGCAGTCCGCCATTGCGCTATTGAGCCTGGCGCATGCAAACGCCAGCACCAGCACGACCTATTGCGCCTGGTACGCCGCCTCGGGGGTATCCGCCCCGCGCGGGTGCGACAACAACGCGCTGCGGTCGATCGACGATCCATCGGTGATCTGGCAATCGGACGGCTATAGCAACTGCGGCAAAACCGGATCGGCCGGCTACGGGGGCGGCGCGGGCAACGTCTTCGCGAAATCCACGCACAACGGCCAAAACTGCGGTATCGCGGATGTGGCGGGGTTGATGTGGGAGGTTTCTATCGGCATGACGTGCATCGCGACCGCGAAAGCCATCACGGGGGCCACCCAAGCGAATCCTTGTGTGCTTACGATCGTGGGGCATGGATTCTCCACGGGTGACGTCATGCGTATCGACGCCGTAGGCGGCATGACGCAGCTCAATGGGCGGATGTATACGATCACGGTGGTGGATGCCGATCATGTATCGCTCGACGGCGTCGATGCGACGGCGTTCAGCGCCTATACTTCGGGGGGAACCGCGACGAGTGGATATTTCTATGCGGCGAAACCGTCGGTGCGGATGCGGGATTTCACCGGCGGCACGACGCTGGCGACAGACCACTGGGGCGCGACGGGCGTCGCGGCCATGATGGATGCGATTGATGGATCGCGTTTCCTACAGACGGCGTATGGCGCTAACAATGTCTACTCCCGTCAGCGCGGAAATGGCGCTGCGAGCGTGTTTCGCGGGGCGGTGTCGGGGGCGGATTGGGTGCTGGATGGGCTGGGGCTCAGTACGCCGGCATCCATCGGTGCGGGTACGTCCGTCTTCGGCAGTGACTATTACTGTCAATCGATCTCCAACACGCTGTGCCCGCTCACCTGCTCCGGCTGGAGCTACGGCACGCTTTCCGGCGTGTGGGCGCTGTCCCTGACCGACAATCGGGCGGTCTCGTTCTACAGTACCGGTGGGCGCGCCGGGCTTTATCTCTTGTGACCCTTGCCAGGATCAGACACCATGACCTCGATTGTGCGCTACCAGAAGTTTACAGACGCCTGGACGACACACGCGCTGGATGCGCCCGTGGAGGCGGGCTGCCAGGAGCTGTGCACGCTCGACGACGGATACACTTACGTTTCTGTGCCGGACGGCGTGACGCTGCCGGAGCAGCTGCCGGCGATTGCTGCGACGCTGGAGACGGTGACGCTGACCGACCCGCTGCGGGCGGCCATCAAGGCTGCCTCGCCGCATTGCCAACTCATCGCCGATCGGGTCATCGAGCGGATTCGGGCCAAATACACGGTGGATGATGAGCTGTACATCGCGCGGATCGCGGTGGGCGCGTTGCAGGGCTCCTATGTTCTGCTGCCCGGCGAGGCGGAGCGGATCGCGGCGTATCAGGCCGACATCGAAGCCGCCCGTGAATGGGGGCGGCAGCAGCGGGCGGCGTTGGGGCTGTGAGCGCCCTTCGGCACGGGTTTTTGTGAACAACGAGAGGTGATGTGATGGCAAATCAATGGGACGGGCTGTCGGACGCTGAGCGCGCGGCGCTGGAGGATGATGAGGACAGCATCGAGGCGGGCCTGAAAGAGCTGGTCGCGGGCGCGGACGACGACGATTACGATGATGATGACGGTTCAGCCGGCCCCGATGAGGCCGGCGCCAGCGCAGTGATCGACGGCGGCGACGTGGACGACGACGATGATGATCCAGAGGCGGGTGAGGAGGCGCACGAGGAACGGCTGGCGGCGTCTGTGCAGTCGTTCTCGATTCCGACGTCGAATATCGCGGCGCTGGACCAGAAGATCGAGCAGTTGCAGAGCGAGCGGGATCAGCTTGAGGCGAGTTACGAGTCGGGCGAATCGGAACTGAGTTATGCGGATCACCGCGCCAGGTTGCGCGCCATCGAATCGCAGCTGATGGCGCTGAGCGAGGCGCGCGCGGAGGCGCGGACGGCGCAGAAGCTGAACGCGGCTTATCAGGCGGAATGGTGGAAGCGCGAGACGCGCCAGTTCATGCGGGAGGCGCTTAAGAAGGATGGGGTCGATTACGCTAAGGATACGAAGCTGATGTCCGAGTGGGACAAGGCGGTCCGGTTCCTGGGATCCGACCCGGAAAACGCGGACAAGGATGCGCAGTGGTTTTTGTCAGAGGCCCACGAGATGGTGAAGGCGCGTTTCAAGCTGGGCAAGGCCGAGCGGCCGCCAGCGGCGGACAAGGCGCTGGCGCAATCGCGCGTGGATCAGGCGCTGGAAGCCCGCCGCCGGCGGGCGGGCGAGCCGGGGAAGACGCTGGCGCGGCTGCCGGAAGCCGGCGCCGAAACCGAGAGCGAAGGCGAGTTCAGCTATCTGGATCGTTTGTCCGGTCTGGCCCTGGAGCGTGCCTTGGCGAAGCTCACGCCGGAACAGCAGGAGCGTTACGCGGTGTCGTAAGGCATAATTCATGGCGCTGAAGACGTTGATCCTCGATGTGCGGGTCGGTGAGACGGTGTCGGTGTCCGGGCCGGCATCGTTCAAGGTGGAGAGCAAGTCGGGGAACAGTACCCGGCTGGCGGTGATGGCGGACGAGTCGGTGAAGATCACCCGGCCGGCATCGGTGGCGGCGCAGCAGGCGCAACAGGGTATCAAGCGAGGTCGCGAGTGATGGCGAAAAATGTGGTTCTAAAGGTCGATGAGAAGTGGCGAGCGGAATCCGATCTGGATACGTGGCTCCGCTGGCGTGAAATCAAGAAGGACCCCAAGCGGCTGAAGGCGGTGCGGGACCTGGCGAACGAGCGGCTGAAGGATTACGCGTCGTTGACAAGTGCCAGCGACGACAACGACGAAGACGATTGATTTCGATGTCGGCAGGCGCGCAGGAGCGCGTCGCGGCGTTTCATTCCACAGGCGCATGAGCGCCGAAGCCAACCATTGAGGATTTGCACGCATGGCAAGAACGATTATCGGCCTGAACGATCCGAAGGCCGTTCGTAAGTACTCGGCCTTTCTGGCCGTGGACGTGGGTCGGACCAGTTACTTCAACAAGAAATTCATGGGCGTGGGCGTGCAGGCGCAGACGCCGATTCAGACACTGCCGCATCTGGAAAACGATGCGGGCGATTCGATCAGCTACGATCTGGTGATGCAGCTGCGGATGCAGCCGGTTGAGGGCGATAACATCCTGGAAGGATCCGAGGAAGACCTGAAGTTCTATACGGATACGCTCTACATCGACCAGGCCCGCGGCGGCGTGAATACCGGCGGCCGCATGACGCGAAAGCGCACGATCCACGATCTGCGCAAGGTGGCCCGTGATCGGCAGGCGGAATGGTGGGCGCGCACGTTCGACGCGCTGTTCTTCATGTACCTGTCGGGAGCGCGCGGCATCAACGCCGATTACAACTTTCCGACCAGCTATACCGGGTTTGCCAACAATCCGCTGGTGCCGCCGGACAAGTATCATCAGTTGTTCCAGAACGGCAAGACCAAGGCCACGATCGCGGCGGTGACCAACGGCGTGGGCGGCGACGGCATGACGGTGCAATCCATTGATCTGGCCCAGGCGCGGGCTGGGGTGATGGGCGGCGGCTCGACCGGCATTCCGGCGATCGAGCCGTGCATGATCGACGGCGAGGAACACTATGTGTGCGTGATGCATCCGTTCCAGGAGTTCTGCATGCGCACGACCGCCGGCACGGGCCAGTGGTTGGACATCCAGAAGGCGGCCGCCGCTGCGGAGGGCCGTAACAATCCGATCTTCAAGGGGTCGCTCGGGATGTACAATAACGTGGTGCTGCACAAGCACAAGGCCGTGATCCGCTTCAACGACTACGGTGCCGGTACGGTCGAGGCGGCCCGCGCGTTGTTCTTGGGCCGGCAGGCGGGCGTGGTGGCGTTCGGGTCGCCGGGGACGGACCTGCGGTTCGACTGGCACGAGGAGAGTCGCGACAACGGCAATCAGGCGGTGATTACCACCAGCTCGATCTTCGGCGTGAAGAAGACCAGCTTCAAAACCGATAACTTCGGTTCGCTGGACTTCGGTGTGATCGCGATTGATACGGCCATCGGCGATCCGTCGAACGCGGGCTTGTAAAGCTCTTTCACCCCGGCCACGCCTCAAAGGGGCGGGGTTTTTCGTTTGAATTCTACAGGAGGCCGATATGGCTACGCTTTATCAAACCGATGTGATCCTCAAGCGGCGCCCGGCGCCGGCGGCTTGCGGGTCGGAAACTATTTCCGTGCGCGCTGTTTTTCCGGTCAAGACGGCACTGGCCGTGGGCGACATCATCGAGTTTCTGACCCTGCCGGCGGACCACGTGCCGGTGGATTGTCTAGTCGATGCAGACGATCTGGATTCCGGCGCCACGCCGGCGTTGGCCTATGATGTCGGCATCATGTCCGGGGCTGTGGGCCTGATGGATGTGAACCGATCGGTGGGTGCGCAGTTTTTCAGCGCAGCGACCGTGGGCCAGACGGCCGGCATGGCGCGGACGGGCCTGCGCTCGGCGTTGTGCTTGATGCCTCGCGGTGTTGACCGGTCGGTGGGCCTGAAGGTCACAACGGCAGCGGCGACGGCGGTGATTTCGTCCACGGCGGCCAATAACAACCGCGGCGTCTGGCAGCCGAGCACGATCTACGCGGTGAACGATTACGTGACGCTGCCGAATGGGCTGCGGGTGCGGGTGACGACGGCGGGCACGTCCGGCGTGGTGTATCCGGAGGCGTTCGATACCACGCTGTTCGGGGCGACCGTGACGGACGGCGGGGTGACCTGGACGATGGCCGACCCCTATATCGCACTGACGCTCGTCTACCGGGCGGCGCATAACGGGCTGTAAGTCGACAGCACGCGGATGGGCGGTCTTCGGACCGCCCTTTTTTGGGGAGACAGGCCATGAAGCTGGAATACAGGCACCGGATCGGCGGCAATGCGCTGTCGGCGCCGAGCGGTGCGACTTACGTGTTTGCCGACGACGAACAGGGCCGGCGGGTGTGCGACGTGGAAGACGCATTCGATGCGGCGTGGTTTTTGGAGCAGACGAATCTGAAGGATGAGCCGCTGTTTGTGCAGATCGAGACGCCGAGGCCGAGACGGCAGCGGATGCAAGCGTCGCTCGCGGATACGTTGGAAACGGCGCCGGAGGGGGCTTTGGGGACGGCGGCCAGCGCGCCGGCTGAGCCGCCGCCGGAGGGGGCTGAGTAATGGCCGCCACGGCGCAGGACATCATCACGCGGGCGGCGGACCTGCTGTTCGACCAGGCCAATGTACGGTGGCCGGTGGCGGAGCTGTTGCGCTGGATCAACGATGCACAGCGGGAGATCGTCGGGCTGCGGCCCGATCTGGGCGCCAAGGTGGCGGCGGTTACGCTGGTGGCGGGCGTGAAGCAGACCTTGCCGGCCGACGGCATCCGGTTGTTGGATGTGACGCGCAACGTGAACGGGCCAGGCATCCGCATCACCCAGATGGAGAACCTGACGGCTTATAATCCCGCCTGGGCCAACGATACCGCCTCCAGCACCATCAAGAACTATATGTTCGACGAGCGGACGCCGACGGTGTTCTGGGTGTATCCGCCGGCAACGGCCGGGGCGCAGGTGGAGGTGAGCTATCTGGCGATGCCGGCCGCCATTACCACCACCAGCGATACGCTGGGTGTGCCGGAGACTTTCTTCAACCCGGTGCTGGATTACGTGCTGTTCCGGGCGATGAGCAAGGATGCAGAGGCGGGATCGCTGTCTTCGCGGGCGAGTTTGTACCTACAGGCGTTCAATTCGTATTTCAGCGACAAGACGCAGGTGGATGCGGTGATCAGCCCGAATGTCCAGAATGAGGGCGGGGCGGTGCCGCGGATGATACGTCCGGGCGGGGCGGGGTAAGCGATGCCAGTGCCGCTGGACGCTTTTTTGCCCTACGTCGAGCCTCATGTGCCGGGCGCGCCGGTGCCTGGCATGCTGTTCGAAATCCGCAATGCGGCGATCGCGTTTTGCGCGCGGTCGCGGGCGTGGAAGTCGATGGATACGGATTCCGTGGCCGCGGGCGTGGCCGAGTATCCGATTCCGGCGCCGCCGAAGGCGAATGTGGTGGTCGTCGAGGCGGTGTTTTGCGACGGCCAGCCATTGCAGCCGGAAACGTTGGATGGGCTGAGGGCGCGTTGGACGAATTGGATCACGGCCACGGGCACGCCGCTGTGCTACACGCAACTGGAACCCGACGTGCTGATCCTGGTGCCGCGACCGGTCGCGGCGCGGGTGCAGGGGTTGACGATCCGGGCGTGTTACCAGCCGACGCGCGACGCGGACACGCTGCCGGACTTCCTGTTGAACCAGTACGCGGAGGTGATTGGCCGGGGCGCGGCCGCGCGCGTCCTACAGACGCCAGGGGAGCCGTATACCAACCCGCAAAAGTCGATGTTCTACTATCAACAGTTCGAGGAGGGGGTGAATCGCGCGGCGACGAAGGCGGCACGCGGATTTACCCGTGCTCCGCTACGGACCCGGCCGCGGTTTCTGTAATGCCCGGCTTCAGGGTTGAGCAGTTCAAGGCGACGACGCCGCGGGTGTTCCCCCATCTGCTGCCTGACAACGGCGCGCAGGTGGCGATGAACTGCAAGCTGATCCGCGGGCATCTGGCGCCGTGGAAGTCTGCGGCGCCGGTGTTGGCGACCCAGGCGGGCATCAAGACAATCGTCCGCTACGACACGACCAAGTTTTTGTGTTGGACAAAGGATGTGAGCGTGGCGCGATCGGTGGTGCCGGGTGATACGGATCAGCGGGTGTTCTGGACGACGAACGATGGTTCGGCGCCGCCGCGGTTCAGCACGAAGACGAAGCTGGCCATGGCGGGGTCGTTCGTGGTGGACCCGGCGAATTTCTATCCGCTGGGGCTGCCGTATCCCGACCCGCCGCCGGCGGTTGCGCTGGGCGGGACGGCGCCGGCCCAGGCGGGCGTGTCCAAGAGCTTTGTGTATGCCTGGGTGCGGCGCGGGGTGCTGGGGCACGCGAGCGCGACGCTGACGGTGACCGTGCCGGACGGCTATTCGGTGGCAATCACCGGGCTGAGCGTGAATCCGCCCACGTCGTTCCCAAAGCCTAACGGCGGGACGGTGACCTATACCGGGTCGACCGACGAAGATTGGTACGCTTGGTGTTCGAAGTTCACCAAGCGGGTGTACATGATCGACCCGACGGATAGCACGAAGTACCTGCTGCTGAAGGATGATTTGCCGTGGGACAAGCCCGGCTACGAGAACAAGGGGGAATCGACGGGCTTGCATTTCCGCGCGGTGAATTTTCACGCCAGCGCCAGCACGGCCCCGGCGGCGGGCGCGACGATCGAGGCGATGGCACCCTCCGAGGAGCCCAGGGTAACGCGCACCTATGCTTACGGCTGGGTGTGGCAGGACGCGTCCGGCAAGACCTACCGGAGCGAGCTGAGCGCGGATGCGACGATCTCCGCGACGCAGACCGACCGGGTCTGGGTGCGGGGGCAGGTGTCCACCCCAACGTCCGGCATCCCGTCGTGGGCGGTGAATGTGAAGCGGGTGCTGTGGCGCAAGGTGAGTACGAGCGATTACCGGCGCTGTGCGACCGGTCCGCGCGATCAGACGGAGCTGCTGGACGCCAAGGGCAAGGGCCCGCTGGGGGTGAAGCATACAGCCTATTCGCAGTCCGGGACGATCGGTGTCGTGGCGGCAGCGACGGATTTGCAGATCGACGACGGCAAGGAGACGACGCAGGTCGAGACGGCCTATTATCGGTGGACCTATGTGTCAGAGCTGGGGGAGGAGTCCGCGCCGTCGCTGCCTTCTGCTAAGATGGAGCGGTTGCCGTATCAGACGGTGACGGTGATTACGGGCGGGCAGCCGGCGGGCTATACGAACATCACGAAGAAACGGCTTTACCGGACGGATGGCCAGGGGGTGTTCCGGCTGCTGGCGGACAATTTGCCAATCACGGATGCGCAGTTCGTGGACAACGTGCTCGATGAGGACCTGGGCGTGCCGCTGGCGACGGAGGACTACGATCCGCCGCCCTCTGGCCTGAAGTGCATTTGCGCGATTCCGGGCGGCGGGCTGGTCGGGATTTCCGGTAATGAGGTGTGCTTTTCCGAGCCGGGGCATCCGTACGCGTGGCCGATCAAGTATCGGCTGACGATGGATTATCCGGGGGTGGGGCTGGCGGTGACGGCCAACGGCATTCTGGTGGGAACCCAGGGGGTGCCCTACCTGGTGCAGGGATCCGACCCGGCGTCGATGGTGATGCAGCGCATCGAGGAGATGCAGTCCTGCGCCGCGGCGACGTCCGTGGTGGATATGGGCGACTATGTGATCTATGCCTCGCCGGACGGTCTGGTGGCGGCGGCCGGCCCGGATGTGAAGGTGATTTCCGACGCCGTGATGACCCGCGACCAGTGGCAGGCGCTCAATCCGGCCAGCATCCGGGCGTATCTGTACGAGGGACGATACTTCGGGTTCTATGACACCGGGAGCGCGCAGGGCGGGTTTATGTTCGACCCGGCCGATCCGGGATTCGTGAATTTCGATTTCTATGCGACGGCGGGGTGCAACGATTTGATCAAAGACGCGCTGTATCTCCAGGTGGGCGGCTCGATTTGCCAGTGGGATACCGGGCTGCCGCCGCTGACCTATACTTGGCGTTCGCGCTATGTGGTGTCGATCACGGAGATGTGCCCGGCGGCGGCGCAGGTGGATGCGCTGGCCTATCCGGTGACCTTCCGTCTATATGCCGACGGGGCGCTGAAGCATACGCAGACGGTGACGGATAACCGGCCGTTCCGGCTGCCGTCCGGCTATCTGGCGAAAGCCTTCGAGGTGGAGCTGTCCGGCACGTCCGAAGTGCGGCGGGTTGCGATCGCGACATCCATGCCGGAGTTGATCGCGCTATGAGCCGGGAGACGAAACTGCCGGGCATCGGCAATGTCCCCAAGGGGCTGCCGCCCGCGCTGGAGAAGTTCCTGTCCGCCATCAAGGAGGTGGTCGAGGTCCGGCTGGGCGGCGTCCGGGGTGACCCGCTGGATGTGGCGGTGACCCGCCGGGAGCTGGTGAAGAGCGGGGTGGCGACCATCGACGCGGCGAACCGGCTGGGGGCGCCGAGTACGGGCGGGGTCGGCGGAGGCGGCGGTGGCGGCGGTGATACCGTCGGCGGGACCGATCCGACGCCGACGCCGACGGAACCGGGGACGTCCGCCGTGGTGCTGTCGGTGTCGCCTTCGGCGCCCAAGGTGGGGGCAACGGTGACGATGACGGCGACCGTGGCCGGGTCTTCGCCGACCGGGTCGGTGGTGTTCAAGGATGCCGGCAGTCCTTTGCAGACGGTGGCCTTGGTCAACGGTGCGGCTTCATACGCTACGACGGGTCTGGGTCGCGGCGTGCATCCGCTGACGGCGGATTATGGCGGGGACGACAACAACCGGGCCGCCACCAGCAATACGGTGCTGTTGGAGGTGGGGTCGGACTGGAGCGGGCCGCCGCCCGCGCCGACCAGCCTCAACGCCTTCGGCGACAATTTCCAGATCGTGCTGCACTGGGTTAATCCGTACATCGGGGATTACGCGGCAACAGAGGTCTGGGGCAGCACGACCAACGACCGGTCCACGGCGGTGAAGCTGGGCGAGATCGCCGGCAACGCGTGGGTATTCAGCGAGTTAGGCGGCGCGCCGCTGGTGGGCGGGACGACCTGGTATTTCTGGGTGCGCAACAAGGATACGGAGGAGCCGGAGCAGTTCAGTACCTATTATCCCGCGACCACGACGGGCGTCGCGGCGACGGTGTCGAATTCGCCGTCCAAGTATCTGACCTTGCTGACCAATGCGATCACGCGGTCTCAGCTTTGGGATGGCTTGGGCGGGATCATCGATAACGTGGCCAATCAGCAGGTCTGGAAGATCGATGATGACGGGTGGTATTCCGGCATCGGTCTGGCGTCCCAGCACGTGAATGGGGTGCCGTACAGCGATGTGTTGATCCGGGCCAACCGGATTGCCTTCGGTAATCCGAGCGCGCCCGCGGACAAGAAGACGATATCGAGCCTCACCCGGTCCGGGACGGTGGCGACGTGCGTGACCACGTCCAACCACACGTTGGTGGTGAACGAGTGGGCAGTGATCCAGAACGTGGCGGAGAACGGCTGGAACGGGATCGTGAAGGTGACGTCGGTCCCCACGCCATCGAGCTTCACGTTTACCGTGCCCGATACGATTTCCGCCACGACGACGGTGAAGTCCGGGCAGCCGGCCCGGTATGCTTTCCGGCGGGCGGATGAACTGCCGCTGTCTTCGCTGACCCGGTCGGGAACGACGGGGACGGCGACAACGGCGGTGCCGCACGGATTGACATCGGCTGACGTCGGGCGCTGGGTGAGTTTCCTGAATGCCTCGGACGCGTTATGGAACGGCTCGTTCAAAGTGACGGCCGTGCCGAACACGACTCAGATTCAGTTCATCGCGCCGACGACCCTGCCGACGTCCGCGGCGCCCGCCGCCGGCGAGGCCCTGATGCTGAACAAGGCGAATGTGCCGCTGGTGATTCTGACGACGCCGACGACGATCGGGTCGGTGACGATTCCGGCCGGGGTGTTCATCAATGGCCTGTCGGTGATGGAGGCTTCCATCGAATGGGCGGCGATCCGCAATGTGGTCGTGACCAATGCCCAAATCGGCAATGTCATCAATTCAACGACCTGGGATGCCTCGGGCGGCACGACCGGATGGCGTATCGACAAGGCCGGGAACATTACGGTGAAGGGCGGGACGATCGACGTCTGGGATGCCTTGGGCAATCCGGTGCTTGTCGCGGGGAGCCTGAATCGGATCTTCGGCAATCCGAACATGCTGAAGAATGCCGGGTTCGAGTCATACCGGGACAATGCCGGGCCGCCCGCGCCGTATCAGCCAGCGTACTGGCAGCTCGTCCAAGGGGCATCCCACGCCTCGACGGCGGGATGCGTGCAGGATGCGCGGAACGGGGTGGGGTCGTCCTGGTTGTTAGGCGATGGCACGGCCTTTATCTACCAACCGAACGCCGTTGCAACGGGATACGACTTTCTTGAAACCGTCGAGTACATGCCGGTGGAGGAAGGGAAGTGGTACGAGGGATCGGTTTATACCGGGGCGCACCGGTGCACGGTGGGGGCGCAGATCGTCTGGTACAACAGCGCCAAGACGCAAATCGGCGTCGCCTACTCGGACCTGAACGCGTCCGAAAAAGCGGGCGGCACGGTGCTTTCCGGTTTCAAGCGGCTGTTCGTGTTGGCCCAGGCGCCCGCCGGCGCGGCCTATTGCAAATTTTCCGGCTACAAGAGCGGCACGACGTCCGGCGCGGACTCTTACGCCTTCTTCGCCCGCGCGAAATTAGCGCTAGCGATCTCTTCGACGCAGACCGAGCCTACGCCGTGGACACGCGACACGGCGCCGTCTTGGATCAGCGCAGGGAATATCTCGACGTTTTTTGAAGCGGCGGCGATCACGTCCGCCTACATCAAGGACGCGGAGATCAGTACGTTGAAACTGGCGGGGCAGGCGGTGACCTTCGAGCAGGTGGCTTCCGGCAGCGCGACGCTGAACAATTCGTCTTTCGTCGATGTGTGCAGCCTGGTTTTTCCGCCCGCCGCTACAGCGACCGACCGGGGAAAAATGCGGGTGGACGCGTCCATAGAAGTACACGTGCCCGAGGCTGACAACTACCGCGTTCAGGTTCAGGTGATTGCCGATTACTCGTCGAACGGATCGTCCTGGACGCTCCTTGCGTCATCGCCCCTCTGGCAGGACAAGCTGTTTGCGCTCACATCCGGCCAGGGCAGCTATATCGCCACCCGAACATTCTTTTTTGTAGAACCGCTGCACGAGACCTACTGGAATTACTACATACGGTACCGGCTTTCCGTAAAAACCGTGAACGCGGGGTCAAATATCGCCCTGCAAACAGGACGGCTTCTTTGTAGAGAAACCAAGCGATGAAGGAGAACACCATGCTAACGCTGAAGTACTACCTGGTTCTGCTCGCCATGATCATCAAAACGCCCACCGATTATTCGATAAATCCGCCCGCGCAGGCGGCGTCCGATGCGTATCACGCCATCCTCTACGTGGATGCCATGGAAGCGGCGATCAAGGAACACAAAGCAGCCGGAAAGTAATCCAGGCGATTTGCCATGACAACTATCGGGCAGGTGCCGGCGCGGGCGGATTTGCGCATCATTGCCGGGGATGAGTTTCCCATCAACTGGGTCTGGCGGTACCACGATACCGGCTTGCCCGTGGATTTGAGCGGATTTACCGCAGAAATCGTGCTGCTGGATGCCAGCAAGACCGAGGTGCTGCGCTTGGATACCGTCAATCATCGGCTGGTGTTGGGGGGCGCCGCCGGGACGATCACGGCGAAGCTGTCGGTTTCTGAAACGGCGGCGCTGCCCGCGGCCGGGCTTTGGTATTTCCGGATCACCAACGGCACGATCGCGACGAAAGCGGCGGGGACGTTCAGCGTGAGATCGCGGGTATGAACACCGAGCTTGTGCTCAACGACGATTTGCTGGTGCTGGAGATCGATGAGCGGACGCTGGAGATTCTGGAGGTCGGCATTCCCGGCCCGCCGGGGCCGGGCGGGAGTGCGGGCCCCCAGGGGCCCATGGGGCCGCAAGGGCCGCAGGGCAATGCCGGGGGCACCATGGCTTGGAAGGGCGCCTGGAGCACCACGACGGCCTATGTCGCCAACGACGCCGTCTCGTATAACGGCGCTGCCTATATCTGCAAAATAGCCAACACGAACCAGGCACCCACCAATTCAACTTACTGGGATATGTTCGCCCAGGCTGGGAGCCAGGGTCCACAAGGGCCGCAAGGCCCGGCGGGGCCCCAGGGGGCGACCGGTCCGCAAGGGCCGCAGGGCAGCGCTGGGGCGCAAGGCGCGACCGGTCCACAGGGATCGGCGGGCCCCCAAGGGATGGCGGGTCCGCAAGGGGTTCAGGGCGCGACGGGCAGCACGGGGCCGCAGGGGCCGCAGGGCAGCGCTGGGGCGCAAGGCGCGACCGGTCCACAGGGATCGGCGGGGCCCCAAGGGATGGCGGGTCCGCAAGGGGTTCAGGGTGCGACGGGCAGCACGGGGCCGCAAGGTTCAACCGGGCCACAGGGGCCGCAGGGAAATGCCGGCGGCGCCATGGCTTGGAAGGGGGCCTGGAGCGCTGCGACGGCCTATGTCGCCAACGACGCCGTCTCGTATAACGGCGCGGCCTATATCTGCAAAATAGCCCATACGAACCAGGCACCCACCAATTCAACTTACTGGGATATGTTCGCCCAGGCGGGGAGCCAGGGTCCACAAGGGCCGCAGGGGCCGCAAGGCTCGACGGGGCCCCAGGGGGCAGCCGGGCCGCAGGGGCCCACCGGGTCACAAGGACCGCAAGGGAGCCAGGGGCCTCAAGGGAGCGCCGGGCCGCAGGGTCTTCAAGGCGTGGCGCTGACGTGGCGTGGCGCGTGGAGTGCGGCAACGACCTATGCGGTGAACGATGCGGTCCAGTCGGGCGGTTCGGCCTATGTCTGCATCGCGGGGAATACCAATCAGGTACCGCCGAATGCGACTTACTGGAGCCTGATGGCGCAATCCGGAGCGCAGGGGGCTGCCGGTCCGCAAGGGCCACAAGGCGCGGCCGGCCCACAAGGGAGCGCGGGGCCCCAGGGGCCGCAGGGCGCGACCGGGGCGACGGGATCGACAGGCCCCCAGGGGCCACAGGGGGCTGCCGGGCCGACAGGGCCCACCGGCGCGCAAGGCAGCCAAGGGCCGCAGGGGGCGACCGGTCCGCAAGGGGTTCAGGGCGCGACGGGCGCGCAAGGCGCAACCGGGGGCCAGGGGCCACAAGGTGCACAGGGCGCACAGGGGCCGCAAGGCAGCCAGGGTGCGATCGGGCCGAAGGCTTTTGCGATCATTAGCCCGACAGGCACGGATGGGCCGATCCCGCTGTTCTTCACGCCGATGGCGCTGACGCTGTCAAAGATCGAGTCCGTCGTGCAGGGCACCACGCCTTCGGTGACCTTTTCCATCAAGTACGGATCGAGCCTGGCGTCCGGCACCGAGGTGGTGACGGGCGGCATTACCTGCACCAATACGACGACGGGCTTGGCGACGACCAGTTTCAACAACGGCGCGATTCCGGCCAACAGTTGGGTCTGGGTGGTGACGACGGCGAAGTCCGGCACAGTGAATTCGTTGCACGCTTCTCTGCTGTTCGCTTGATATGCCTACGTTTGGTCCTGTTTATCCGACGACGGTCGTCAACGACACCAGCTACGGCAGCATCGCGTGGAACTCGCCGGGGAATTCAGCCGGCGTCGCGGACGGCGTGTATTCCTCGCACACGGTTAACTACACCGCCGCATCCAACCTGCTGAAGGCGACCGGGTTCAATCTGAGTAGTTTGCCGTCCGGCGTCATCATCACGGGGTTTCGTGTCGAGTGGCGGGTTTACGCCAGTGATTCCTCTGCATTCAGCGCGGATCGCGTGCTGTTGGGGCTGGGCTCGGCCATCGGGACCACCAATCGCGCGAGCACCAACCCAGCCAATTTTCCGGGATCCGTCACCTGGATGGCGTGGGGCGATGAGACGAGCGATCTGTTTGGACTGAACACGACGCGCGATGCCCTCGTGAGTAACGGGCTTTGTCTGGCGGTGGCGGACCTTCATGTGAACACCGGGTTTGTGGATACGGTGTGGAGCGATGCGTTGAGGGTTTACATCGGCTATAACTATGCTTTGCCGTATCAGGCGATTCTGCTGACCTGACGGAGGGACGCGCATGCCAAAGGTTTCCGTTTTCACGCCGACGAACGACAGCCAGTATCTGGACGCCGCCTACCAATCGCTCGGGAAGCAGAGTTTCCAGGATTGGGAATGGGTGGTTGTGCCGAACGGCGGCGTCCGCCTTCCGTCCAGGATTTGGGGCGATCACCGGGCGAGGGTGGTACCGGCGCCGGATGCGATGGGCGCGGTGGGGGCGCTGAAACGGTATGCGGCAGCGCAGTGCCGGGGCGATATCCTCGTGGAACTGGACCATGACGATATGCTGCGCGAAGACGCGCTGGCGCGGATTGTCGAGGCGTTCGAGGGCGGCGCGGGGTTCGTGTATTCGGACTTCGTAGAGTTTCGGGAGGACGGGAGCAGCCATGTCTATGACCCGGCCTTCGGCTGGAGCAGCTATCCGGTGCGGTGGAATGGCGAAGATTATGTGGCGATGCGGGCTTTTGAGCCGTCCGCCGCGACGCTGGCGTCCATCCACTACGCGCCGAACCATGTGCGGGCCTGGGGCCGGAAGGTCTATTGGGCGGTCGGTGGGCACGATCCGGCGTTGCCGGTGTGCGACGACTACGATTTGGTGGTGCGGACTTACCTCGCCGGGGTGCCGTTCACTTGCATCCATGAACCGCTGTATTTCTACCGGCTGCGGGCAGACGGCGGCAACACCTATCTTCAGCGTAACGCGGAGATTCAAGCGCGTAACGCGGCGCTGCGGGCGAAGTACCTGGATGCGATCCTCGAGCAGGATTGCGCGCGGAGGCAGCTGCGCAAGATCGATCTGGGCGGGGCGCACAACGCGCCGGCTGGCTTCGAGACAGTGGACCTGCGAGACGCCGATATCTGCTGCGACATCACGCAGGGGCTGCCGTTCCGGGGGGGCTCAGTAGGCTGGGTGCGCGCTTACGATTTTCTCGAACATATTCCGCCGGCGTCCGTGCCGTTCGTGATGAACGAGATTCACCGGGTATTGGCGCCCGGCGGCTGGCTGCGGTCGGCAACGCCGTCGACCGACGGTCGCGGGGCGTTCCAGGATCCGACGCATGTGAGTTTCTGGAATCCAAACAGCTTTTGGTACTATACGGACCCGAACTACATGAAGTATGTGCCGGCCTTTTCGGGGCGCTTCCGGGCTGAGATGGTGGTACAGTCGTTTCCAACGCCCTGGCATGAGGCGAACAACATCCCTTACGTGTACGCTGACCTGAGCGCAATGAAATGAAGTTGCAGAGCGCGGATATCCGTACCTGCTGGCCGCAGGTGAGAAAAGGGCTGGAAGCCGTGGCGGCGAAGGTGCCGGTGACATGGCGGCCGGAGGATGTTTATGCCGAGGTGGTGAACGGCAATGCGTGGCTTTATACGGCCCCGGAGGGGTTCATCATATTCCAGCCACAGCGGGAGCCCTACAGCGGCGACCGGGTGCTGCTGGTGTGGATCGTGTGGGGGGAGGGGGTGCGCTTGCTGGAGAAGTACAATGACGATGTTGAGGCGCTGGCCCGGTTCCACGGCTTCGACCTGATTACGTTCTGGTCGCCCCGGCGCGGGCTGGAGCGCGTGCCGCAGCGGCTGCCAGGGTGGGAAAAGCAGACGGTGATCTTTCAGAGGAGATTGACATGAGCGGCGGGGGTGGGAAGATCGACGTGTCACCATACGAGCTGGTGAATGCGCAAATCGCCAATGAGCAGTGGAACCATTACCAAAACGCGATCGTGCCGGTGGAAAACCGCTACATGAAGGAGGTGGCGCGGATGAATACCCCAGGCCAGTTTGCCAAGGCGGCGGACATGGCGCAGAGCGAGGTGATGCGCCAGTACGCGCCCATGTTGCGGGACACCAGCAAGAATACGCTGGCAGCCGGCGCGGGGCCCAACAGCGGACGCTATCTGATGCAGCAGGCGGCTTTGCGCGGGGCCGGCGCCGAGGCGGTAGGCACGGCGGGATTCGGCGCTAAGCAGGCTCAGAAGGACCGGTATGTGTCCGGACTGGAGAACATTTTGAGCATCGGCAACGGCCAGGCGACGATGGCGCAGGAAGGGATGGCGGACGTCGCCGCACAGCAGGTGGAACGGGCGCGGCAGAATGCGTTCGCCCAATGGGACGCGCAGAACGCGCTGGGTACGGCGGCCGGCATGGCGGCGGGCATGGGTGTGCGGCCCTTTGTTGACAAAGCCTATACCGATTACATGAAGGGGTAAGCGATGAGCGGCGGTGGCGTGCCCGAGAAAGACATGACGGCCAACTATCAGTTGGCGCAACTGGCCCGCAAGCAGTGGGCGGATTACCAGGCGCGATTCATTCCCCAGGAGCAGAAGCTGATCGATAGCCTGGGCAACCGGTCGGTGTTGCAGGGGGTGGATTTCGCTCGCGATTCGATCGGTAAGGCATTCGATGCCCAGCGCCAGGGCTTGGCGATGGACATGGCGCGCATGGGGGTGAAGCCGACCGCAGATCAGCAGGTGGCGATGGACCGAAGCCTGGCGGCACAGCAAAGCTCCGCGTTGGTCAACGCCGAGAATACGGCGCGCCAGCATGCGCTGGACCGCAATCTGGCGGTGATGTCCGGCGGGATGACGACGATGAACCGCGCCGTGCGCGGTGCCGGGAACATCAATACGGGAGGGCAGTGATGGGCGGGTTGATCGATGCGGGTATGGGCTATCGCCGGCAGGCGATGGCGGGTTTGGGTACGGCGGCGCGAATGGAGGCCGAGCGCGCGAATGCGAACCGGCAGATCGACAAGGCCAGTCAGCAGGGTCGGGCGAATCTGGCCGGCATGGCGGCGGGAATGGCGGCGCAGTATGGCGCAAGCAAGCTGCTGAGCGGCGCCGGCTCCGCGGCAGGCAACGCCATGGCGACGTCCAGCCTGGGCGGCGGCGGGGCGTCGCTGACAGGCATGCAGGCCGGCAGCGCGGCGCTGACACCGGCGCTGTCCTCCTTGGGCGGGCAAGGGGCTGGCACCGTGGCGGGGCAGGGCTTGGGCGCGGCAGCAACCGAGGCGGGCAGCGCGGCGCTGACACCGGCGCTGTCGTCTTTGGCCGGCGAAGCCGCCGGCGTGGGGGCTACCACGGCGGCAACGACCGCCGCAACGGGTGCGGCGACGGGTGCGGCGACGGGTGCCGCCGCCGCTGGAGCGGGTACGGCCGCCGGCGGGGCCGCCGGCGGGGCTGCCCTCGGGGCGGCCGCCGGCAGCGTGGTGCCGGTGCTCGGCACGGTGATTGGGGCGGCCATCGGGGCGTTGGCTTCGGCATTCATGAGCTGATCGGAAGGCGAACATGGCGATCAACGGGATTATGGCGGGCGGGCTCGCCAGCGGATTTTTACAGGGCTTCCAGTCGATGGGGCAGGAGCTGGCACGACAGGGCACGATCCAGCGCGAGGCGCGGCAGGACGAGCGGGAGCAGCAGCGCTTGCAGATGGAGGCCGACATCAAGCGCCGGCTGGCTGACCTGGAGGAGCGGCAGCTAGGCATGCAGGAGCAGCGTACCGCGGCGGACATTGCCCATCAGCAAACGCAGGACGCGTTGCAGGGCAAACTCTATGGCTTGAAGGAAGACGAGTTGCAGTCCGTCACGAAGCCGCAGGCGGCGGCTGAAGTGGCCTATCGATATGGCGTTCTGGGAAACCAGGCGCGCCAGACGGAGCTGGATTACAGCAAGTTTCAGGCGGAGCAGGCAGCCAGGCAAAGAGCGGAACAGAAGCAGGCAGCACAGCAGCGGCTGATGGGGCAGTGGCTGCCGATGGCCCAGGAGAACAAAGAGCTGCCGCCAGAAGCCTTTGCCGACATGGAGACGGTGTCCGGCATTCCGGCGAAAAGCTGGCTGAACGGGGAGGCGGCCAATGCGGTGAAGACGTTCGACCGGCTGTTTGCTGGCGAGATCGATATGAACGATCCGCTCGTTCATCGCGCCCTGGAAACGACCTATCGGTCCTACCTGGACCGCGGCAAGGGCGAGCCGATCGCGTTGGCGCCAGGGCCGGGCGGACAGTTGAGCGCCGTGCCGGCCGGTACGCCGGGGGCGGTCGAGGGCACCATTACAGGCAAGCGGATCACCCGTATTACGCAGATTCCGGAGGAGGAAGCGCAGAAGGTGGCGCAGCGTCTCGTGCAGGCGCAACCCGGCTTGACGCCGGAACAGGCGCTGGCCCAGGCCCGGCACTATTACGGGGCGGAGTTGCAGGTGGATGTGCAGGGACGCGACGGTCGAACTTATAGTTATCGGGCACCGCTGACTATGTCGGGTTCCACTGATCCGAACGATCCGGTGGTGTTTGCCAGCTCGAACCAGATCGCCAAAGGACCGGCGGCCATGAAGATGATGTACACGGCATTACAGCGCGATCCGGCATTTCTGCGCGGAATGAAAGCTTATGCGGAAAGCGGGAAGACCGGTCCGGACGCCTATCAGCAGGCGCGGCTGTTGAACGACAACACCCGGACGCAGATTCAGATCGAAGAGAGTGCGCGGAAGGCGCGCGAGGAGCGCCGACAAGCGGACAAGGATGCGCGTGCCATGAAGGAGAGCAAGCTGAAGGCGCTGAGCGATCAAGCCGACATGGAGTTTACGACGGCTGATGACATGGGTGTCAAGTCTTATGATGCGGAACGGGCGTCCAGGGCGAAAGCCTTGGCGGCAGAGATGCTGAAGGCCAATCCGGAGGCCGATTGGCCTACGATCTGGGCGCAAGTCAGGCAGCGCATGGGCGCTGGCACGCCCCAGGTAACGGTACCGGCGGATGCCAACGGGAAGAAGGATTATCGCGGGATGTTGCGGCAGTATGTGGGGGGCGGGGCGGCGGATTGATGCGCCTTCCTTCGTGACCCGGTGCGCGGCAAGCCCCGCCGTTTAGGGCGGGGAAGGCTTTTTTTTGAGGATTGATCATGAACGATACTTCCGTCTCCGCCGGGGCGATCAGCCCCCAGGCCGCGCCGCCGCGCCCGCCGACGTGGAACGAGTTGCGGGCCAAGCCGGAGATTCAAGCGCTGCCTTCGGAAGATATCGAGGGGCTGCGGTCGGCCTATTTCGATGAGTACGTGGCGCCAACGATCCCCAAGGATGATTACGCGCTGGCCCGCGAGCAGTGGGACGAGCTGACCCGACCCGGCGTGATCAGCCGGGTGGGGCATGATGTGGGGCGAAAGCTCGAATCGCTGGGTCTCGAATCGGCCGCTTACGCGCCCCAGCCGCGGCTGAGCGAGGATGCGTTTACGCGGGCGGAAACCCGCCATGGCGTGCCGCCGGGGCTGTTGAAAAAGATGGCGGACCAGGAGAGCGGCGGCGATCCGAATGCCGTCAGCCCGAAGGGCGCTATCGGCCTGATGCAGTTTATGCCAGCGACGGCGGCGCGGTTAGGTGTCGACCCGAAGAATCCTGCGTCGGCAATAGATGGCGCGGGGCGGTATATGGGGCTGTTGCTGAAGCGCTATGACGGCAATTTGCGCAGTGCGGTCGCCGCCTATAACGCGGGCGAGGGAACGGTCGACGATTTTCTCCACGGCACCAATAAGACGGGCAAAAATCCGAAGCTACTGACAACGGCGGACGGTATTCCGCCGTTTGCGGAAACTCAGAACTATGTGCGGAAGATTCTCGGCGACTCGCGCGAGAACATGCCGCAGGCGTTGCGCGGGCTGCCGGTGCAACCGGGGGCTGTCGATGCGGTGAAAGCCGAATACGATCAGCTCGGTCCGGCAGGGAAGGCTAAGCTGGTGGCGCGGGACGACTGGAAGGGTCGGATCGCGCGGGTGATCGATGCGCAATATCGGCAGGCCGATAGCGTGCTGGCGCACGATCCGGCCTTGCTGGAGACGGCGCATGCGATGCAGGCCGGGCAGCCGTTGGGCGGCGCTGCCACCGGGCTGGAGGAGCCGTGGTACGACGCGGCGCGGGCGGGCTGGGCGCGCGGGAAGCAGGGTTTGCGGGTGCTGGAGGCGGAGATGGGGTTGGCAGACCCGGCTTCGCCGCAGTTTGCGACGGAGTTGGCACAGTCCCAGCGGGAGGTGGAGCGGTATACGCCGGACCCGAATACACAGAAACGTCTGGACGAGATCAATGCCTTGCCGACCGGTGCGTGGCTGAAGGCGCTGTTGGCGAATCCGGATGTGGTGGGCCGGACGATTTTGGGTTCGCTGGGCCAGTCTGCGCCCGCGCTGGCCGCCGCTGCGGCGGGTTCTGCGCTGGGGCCGGGCGGAACGGCGACAGGGGCCGGTGCGGGGTCGTTCGCGGTGGAGTACGCGAACAGTCTGGTGGACGCGCTGAACGAGAAGGGGCTCGATCCGAACGATGCACGGTCGTGGCAGGCGCTGCTGACCGATCCGGAGGCGATGACGAAGGCGCGCGCGTTCGCGGCGAAACGCGCGGTGCCGGTCGCGGCCTTCGATGCGTTGACGGCCGGGCTGGCAGGCCGGCTGCTGGCCGGCGCGACGCCTTCGGCGGGCTCGGTGGCTGGGCGCGTGGCGGGCGAGCTGGGCTTACAGGCGGGCGGTGGCATGGCGGGCGAGGCGGCGGCTCAGGCCGCTTCCGGGCAGCCTTGGGATCCGAAGGATGTGCTGATGGAGGGCATTGCGGAGATGCCAACCGCCGCGGTGGAGGTGCCGGGGAACTGGGGCGCGGCTCGAGAGGCCGCCCAGCAGACCCCGGAGGGCCGTGGGCAGACGCTGGGACGGCTGTTGCAGGCGGCGGTGGATCAGGCGCGGCCCGGACTGGAGGCGGATGCGCTGGCGCGGCAGCGGCTGATGCCTGAATCCGGCGGGGCCGTCGACCGTGCCGATGCGCAACCGGAGAATACAGCCGCCCATCAGGCAATGGCCGAGGCGCTGGACCGTGCCGGCGTTGAAGAAAATGATATTCGCCCAAGCATTTGGGGTGGATTCGAGTCGCGCGAGGCCGCGATCAAAGCGGCTGACCGCCTGGACCGGCGGACGGGGCAGGGGAATTGGCTGCCCGTCGAAACCGGCATCGGTTGGGTATTACGTGAGACCAATCGTCCTGGCGATACGCCGGCGCGGCTTCAAGCGAATCCGGCGGAATTCGATCAAGCGGTGCAGCCGCTCGATGCGCAGCAGGAAAGCGCTTACGCAGCGAGGCTTGCCGAGCCGGCAAAGCCACAGCAGGCGGGGCAGCTGGCGCAGTGGCAGGGGCGGCCTGGCGAAGAGTCTGAAAGGGGAAGAACGGATGGACGCGCTGTTAGAGAGGCTGAACCAGATTTTGGCATTACTGGAGGAGCAGACGTATTACCTGAGTCTGCTGTTGCCGGATCAGACCGGCGAGGATTCGCCGGACCCGCCCCCGGAGCCGGTGAATCCGCCCGCGAGACCGGCACCGGTATCCATGCTGCACTCCATCGAGCCGCTGGCGGAGATGATGTCGCTGTATCTGCGCAGCCATCCGGAGAGCGTGCAGGCGGGCCCAGCCAGGAAGATTCTGCCGCGCCGACTGACTCTGCGGGCGCAGTAACACACGGCGGCGATCCCTGGGATGCGATGCCGCCGGAGGCGCGCGCGCAGGTGGCAGCGCAGGCGGGATGGGGCTCGAAGAAAAACGGTCCGAACGCGTTTGCGCGGAAGCTGGCGGCCCAGCCTTGGGCGGAGATCAAGCCGGAAATCAAGACGAAGCTGGGCGGGGTGTTGTTTGCTGGCTCGCCCACCGCGCCGGATTCGCCGGTACAGTCCGCCGTAAGCAGCTATGAGGATCGCGCGAAGGCGCGGCTGGCGCGGATCGAGGCGGCCCAAGGGCCGGAAGAAGTGGCGGCCATCAAGGCGGAGAACGATGCGGACCCGGAACGCAGCCTGGCGGGGGTGACGCGGATCAATGCGGCAGCGAAGAAGCGTGCCGCTGCATGGGCGGCTGAAAATCCGCCGGTTGGGCCGGCGGATGCGCTACCCGAGGGTACGCGTGTTGTGCCAGCCGGCGCGCCGAACGTATGGCGCGATGCGGATGGGGTGATCTATGCGGACGATCATGCTGCGCCGATCGCGTCGGCGACGCGGGGCGCGATCAACGTGCCGCAGCCGGCGGCCCATCCTGCCGTCCTGGAGCAGGGAGCGCATGAGGCGGCGACTTCGCCGCGGAACGATTTGCCGGATCCCACACAGGCGCCGATGGCGGAAGCATCGGCCGCAGATGCGGAGGCGGCGCGTGGGCGACCGGATCGCTTGGCCGGATCAGAAAACGGGCAGGGCGTGGGCGCCGCGAAGGCTGCTAAAGGCGCGGCTGTCGATGCCAGCACTTCCGGCAGTGGCGCGCTGGATGCCCCGTCGGAGTTAACCCGAGGACACGCCCCGCCGAAGAGCAACGCTGAAGAGGAAACGGCGCGGGGTGTCGCGTTGTCTTCTGTGCGCGAAGGCAAGCCGGGGGCCGGCATGCCGGTGGCGGCAGTACAGCGTGCTGTCGATGCGATGCTGGCGAAGCTGCCCGGCGTGGATATGCGCGTGCATGTGCATGAA